GTATCTTCTGAGGTTCGTTCCGAAGTTAGGGAACATGACTCGCTCACCTTTTTGGGTTAGCAAAAGCTGTTTAAACCCAGCATAGATCAAGTCACGGTCAAACTGCTTTGACCAGTCGCCACCTTCAGTTCGGGACAAAGGGAATCGTACACCTACAGTCCGTTGTCTTCTAGATGTAGTTACGAAGTCTAGCTCTGGTGCAAACAGGGAATTAGCCATTATACTTGAATATTCTCAAAGAAGCTTTGGTGGGCTTCGTAGTTTTGAGTAATCTCTGTAGTAGTTAGGGGTCTTGAGTACAACTTGAAGTTTCCAATAAAGCCGTCTAGACCACTTCTAGGGATAACTCTGTTCACTCCTGAGTACTGACTTCCGCCTAGTCCAGGAGAGTGCTGCCCTTGGAAACCTCCCGTGGTTCCATCGACAGTAGTTGTGTAGTAAGTGTCGTTTGTGTTTGATCCCAGGAAACCCAGAGGAGTAGTATTGAACCCAGCATCGGACTCCATCTTTCTTGACCTTGGGACTATATCAGTAAACCCTCCTCCGATAACCCAAGGAGTTAGAAGAGAAAATGCCGGAGCTTCATATGCTCCCTCATGTAGGCTCTCAGTATTTCTTAGGTTATTGTTTACTCCCATACTTCTGGAGTATCTCTCAGAATCCACGGAGGCGGGGCTAGGAACATTTAGAGGCTGACCTGGATTTAGCTTGAAGCAGGTTGATACAGCAGAGGTTGCCAGTTGCTCACCGTTTATATAAGCGGTTATTTTGTCCTTTTTGTAATCAACAGACAAAGCAAGGTGATGGAACCCAGAACTCACATCTCCGATTGTTTTTCCTTTCGATGTTGTGGCATCCATCCCAATGATGAAGCCAAGCTCTGTGTGTGAGGACTTGGGATCGTATGGATTGGAGGGGATCTCGGCTAGTGCAACCGAGTCTCCAAAAGTTCCGTCTTCCTTGTTTTGGGATACGGTAGGCAAAACACAAAGCTGGAGAGTGTCATCATCGCTCTTGTCCCTGTAACCGAAAATCAATCCGTGGACTTTAGAGAAGTCTCTTTCGGTGGTAACGTTTCCGTTGCCGTCAAACTTGTTGGGGCAAGCGGTGATTGGAGCATCCGAATCCTTTGCTCTGCCAGCCCCCGTGTTCTCACATCCCATGAACAACCTGTATCTGTGTGAGGTTGTCATATCTGATAAGACATTCGGAACGTAAGTGAAGAAGTCTACCGTAAAGCCGTCTGGGTTATAAGTAAGGTTGTCGATGGCTTGTGTTCTAGGATCTAGCTCACCGTCAGTCACATTGTTCTTGAGTCTGGCGTAACCTCCGTTCGTGAGGGCATCGTACCAAGGCTCAGGTGAGTATAGATCGGAAGCCTTCACCAGAGTTCCTCCTAGCTTCGCAATGCTCACACCGCTTGGGAATATGTCCGTGGCACTTGCTGCCACTAGCTTCGCGTCTAAGAAGCTGTAAGAGGTTGATCTATTATCCAGCTTGTACGAAGTGGAAGAAGCGTCTTCTACGTCTGCTTTCAGGAAATTTAGACAGGCTACCAAACCATCTGTTATAACCGTATCGTCAAGGTTCTTGATGCTGGCAGTTGTAGAGGAGGCATTTGAGTCGGAGGACTTTACAAACTCTGTTCCAGGCTCGTCAACGACTGAGAACTGATCGACATAGACAGTCCCTCCTTCTAGGGAAGTGATGATCTTGGGAGGCAAAGGCTTGATTATACCTTCGACGTCGGCAGCGTGAACTAAGTTATCAGTTTGGTAGTCCAGGTTTGGCACAAGACCAGATCCTCTCAAGAAGCTGAAGTCGTTTACTGGAACATACTCAAGGATATCGTATAGCTTTGCTTCAGCACCGTTACTGAATGTAGCAGTGTTATCAGTGAGGATTGTCCAACCAACAGGGACTCCTTCCGCATCAATCACCTCACCTCTATTGATGATGTACCCTTGACCTAAAGGAAAAGATGTATCGGTCAAAGTATACCCGCCGAACAATCCGGCTAGTTGTAGCTGCTTCTTTCTCTTCTTTATTTTCTTGTCGTAGGTGGCAGCTATTGCGTTTGCGTTCTGTCTGTAGTTTAAGACTAAGGCACTAGAAGCATCGTAACCTTGATCTAAAAGATCGGTGACATTTGCAGACACATCGCTTATCTGCTTCTCCTTATCCCCGATGAATGATTGGACGATCTTGTCATTATCATAAAGGTACTCTACAACATCGTTAGTCTCAGTGTAGTTATCAGAGAACACCGTGTTTGAAAACTCATTGATATCCTTTGTTACAACGATACCTTTACCGCCTTTATTGGGGTCGTACTCAAGTTTCCAATTAGAAGCCAATGCTTCCTGAACTGCTACATCTGGGATGCCTCCATTTATGGAATCATAATACAGACCATCTTTGGAGAGGATGAACTTTCCGTCTGTAGAGATGGGAGGACCGAAGACGAGATCGAATAGTTTCTCATCCTTTGGATCTACTTGAAGTCTTAGCTGCGCTCTTCTAGCGTCTTGTGCAGCCTGACCAGCGAAGAACGGCTCTACGATCTGAGTTTCTACAAACTGCTTATAATCCTCAATCTCTCTTGAGGTGTCTGGGTCTAATTCTGCTATTCCGTCGAGGGCTTCCTTAACATCTTCCCGCGTGTAATCTATCGTTGGTTCCGGGGCGAGTCCGTTGGCTCTATCCGCGAGTGCTTTGTTAATGTTTCTTTGGTCTCTGGTAAGTCTTGCTACGACAGCGAGGATTTTATTTTTTGCCGCATTAAGCACGATTATGGCCGCAGCCGCCCTTACTGCTTTGGCGAATGCATCTAGATTAAAATTAAGATTAGGAATGTTTAATAAGATCTCAAGCAGATTCGGGATTGTACCCAAACAGGGTATATCGATAGTATTTTCTGAGAAGGGATTGCTTATACCAAGAGCTTGCAGCGACTGTAAGGCGTCTATATTTCCGGCGAGTAGATCGTTCATTTTATCGAAGAACGATTTTTTTTCAGCTTCAAGAAGAGATATTTGAGCATCTAAAGAGATAAGCTCCCCGTCCAAAGGCTCTATAGTCTTAGCTAATAAATTATTAACCACAACTAGAGCAGCGGAAGACAAAAGCTTGATAAAGCATACAGATAACTGTGCTTGTTGCTCTTCTCCAAAGCTAAGGTCTACAATTTCATCGAAGTCTGCCATTTTTAATTATTTATAGTACAATTACGGGTCTGCCATTTACGGTTAGTCCATTCGCTACTTGAACAGTCGCTACACCCGTACCAGTTATTGGATTGACTTGGACAGGTATTGTACTGGGAGTGACAGCACCTGGAGAAATGATGTCTAAAGGAATAGTGCTAGTTATGGGAACCGTCGTAGTGATGCCAGCGCAAGCTATAGCCCCAGCAAAGGTTGCTAAGGGGGTAGTGAAAGTCATGAGAGGAGATAGGAAATCTATCCCCGTAAGAGAAAAGCTTTGATATGATGTGGATGGGAAAAGAGGGATGTCGAAATCTGTCGGGTTAGGTAGACCTATCCCCAAGCTCAAACTTGGGTTTAAGTCGGGAATAACTGGCAAAAGTTTAGACGGTCTGAACCCTGTGGAAGCGACCATTCCCGGCATTGGAGAGTTTCCAGGAGTTATAGCAGACCCAAAAGTTGCTTTGGTCTTCCCCAGTATTTGGGTGTCTCCTCCCAAAGCATACAATTTTGTGTTACCCGTAGAATGGTTTCCTACTTCTACTTCCCCTAACGCTCTTGGGTTTTCTGCCCTAAGTGAGACAAGACCTCCTTCTGAGTGAACTTGCACGCCGTTCTTGGAGAAAAGTTCCGCTGCCCTCTTGGAAGAATCTATCACCAACCTATTTCCGAGAGAGTCTACGATAATGATTTTGTTTCCGGCATACTCGATGTTCGGACCAGCGTCAGGGTTTCTAGGGTTTGTGAATGAGAACGGTTGTGCTGGGCTCTGAGTATTCGATAACCCGTCATCTAGAATAATCTTCTTACCAGTAGAAGACTCCAGCTTTGCATAGTTATGGTTTGTCTTTTCAGTGATCTTCTCCGCAAACTCCAGAAGGTGTCCCTTTGGGCTTTTGAACAGATACCTCTCTGGGTAATCATTCTCCTGATAGGTTGCCTCTGGATCTGGATTACCGTGATTTACCTTGGTGGTTGTTTCGCTAACGGTTCCGTAAGTTTCTCCTGGGACTGGCTTCCTGGGCTTATCTGAGTTGTTGTTTCTGTGAGGAGTTGTGATGGTTGTTCTTTCCGTTACCGTTCCGGGCATATACGGAGCGGCGAACCAGAAATACTTTTTACTTCCGTCGTGAACATCAGCTTGCATGACAAGGACGTTCGTTCCTTTTCCGGGGATTGCGAAGAAGCCATAATCAGACCCACCGAAAGGTGATGCGTAACCAACAGTCATGGGTTGATTACCGTTCAGATCGGGATGCTGAACTGATATACTTCCAGACTTCATAGAGTCTGATGTTTCCACTACTTTACAGCAATACAGATGCATTATTTAAACGCGGTAAATTCTACCGATGCTAGAACGTCCCTTTGAAGCTCAAAAGAGGTCGTGTATCCATCTGTTGAGTTTACTTGGTGAGTATATCCTAAGATCCTGTAAACCCCGGAAGACCAATGATACTTTCTTTCTACTCCGTCATCATCAATGCTTCCTCTCGGATTTGATACAAAAAGAAGAACTCTTCTGAATCTTACGTCCTTAAAAGAAGATGAGATCTCAGGTATTCCTAAAGTTTTTATAGAAACATTTAAAATATAGTTTAAATATGTTTCGTCCAAGAGTGTCTTCTTTTTCAAGAAGTAGCCAATGCCTCCCTTTTCCTGGTTAAAAATTGAAGGCTTAAACGATATGCTTGTACTTGGAATCTTCTTAGATTTTATAATTCCGCTGTCAAACTCAAACGCCACCTCTGAGGAATCTTCTTCCGGGACAGAAGAGAATAACAGATTTCTCACTGATTCGCTCTCTACTGCTGTGAGCATACGTTCTACATTTTCAGCAATTCTTTTGGCTCCTCCGGGAATAACGCCAGAATCTGATACTTTCTTATTGCTTGCAATAAATAGTTTTGCTGTTTCTAAAAACTCTTTTAAAGATAGTTGATTCTCATTATATCTTTGAGCCGCAAAAAGCAAATTAAGACGCTCAGGCGTGTCACCCAATACAAGCAAGTCCACCAAGAAATCATCTCTTACCAAACCAGAATCAGTAAACACGTTACGGATATCTTGCAAAGAGTGGATCATGGACCCAACCATCACTATAGGAATCTTGATGTCAGAGTTTATGGACATATCAGAGACAATAGAGTCATCAAAACCTACAGTCAGTTTTAGGACTCCGTTAGTACCTAACTCAACTCCTTGAATCTCTGGAACTCCATCGTATAGCTGTGGGAAGGAGTTTATCTCTCCTAACTCGACGGTGTTTTCATCCCCTGACGATTCTCTAAACAGGTCATCTAGCTCTTTGTCAGAACCTATAATGAACAGATGTTTATCATCTTGAATATCCTGTTTTTGTAACTGTGATAGTAATTTATCTTTTTCTTCTTTTGAAAGTTCACTTACGGGAATAGACTCTACCGTAAGAAGCTCGTCTTTTTCTTGTGCGGCGGTTAGTATGACCTCATTGATCTTACTGATTAGACCGTCTAGAACTAGCCTGTAATCCAAGGTTGAGGTTTTAGATAGTTGTATGTACGCTTGTTTTCTTACCTCTTCTTGTCCTGCTTCTTGATTGCTATCATCGTTAGACGGAGTATTTGAAGGTATCCCTTGTAAAGCTCTTTCGATTATTGCTCCAATGAGCAAATAGTCTCTATCATAGTTTTTTAATACAATAGTCGGATTGTCCAAACCGGAACCTTTTGTATTGAAGAATCTGTCAGTAGTCTCTAAACCTATTCCGCTTGGAGGTGCTGTGTTTTTACTGGTTGCTAAATTACCAATAGTACATTTTTCTTTTAGTCCTTCTGGCAAGAACACATATTTCTTGTTTAAAAGTAAATTTGCAACTTCGTCATTTCGTTGAAATAGCTGTTCTACCGTAAAGCCACTGCTCGTCTCAAGTCCAATGCCAGTATTTATCTGTTGCGAAAAGATGTCGAGACCGTCCTTAGACGCTTCTTGCACTGCCTCATAAACATCAGACAGCAGACATACATGATCGCTCCCATCTAATGCGCTGTAAACTCTAGACCCTTCATTTAAAATGAAGTCATCGTTAGAAGTAAAAGTTTCAAACAGCTTAATATTTGGCTTTAGTTCGCCTAGAGTATTCCCATCGTCATTAATCTTTACGCCCGTATCTTTTTTTCCCGTGCTTATAGTTTTGGTGTTTATCGTGACAGGCATTCCGAGAGATCTACCTAAGATCTCCCAAGCCTGTTGTTTATATGCGGTGAAAGAGACACCTCCTCCTCCTAGTTCTTGTTCTGTCAGACGACTTACCAACGCATCGTATATTCTATCAAGCTTCTCCATAACAGAAGCAGTTTTGATGTAAGGGAAAACATCGCCTCTGTACTGAGCCAGGAAGTCTTTCAGAAGAACTGGTATAACCTCTGATGGTCTGAGAAGATCTACGCTGGCACTTTCGGGGAAGTCTAACGGAGTGTCAGGAAGAGTGTCTGTTCCAGCCTCCTTGTACAAACCTTTCTTGACCACAATCTGAACTGGTCCGGGTCTTTTATCATCCTGTACTTCATTAAAAGATATTGAATCCAGAAGCGTGAAAGATATCACTCTTTCGTTGCTTGCCGTAAGGGAATAATTAACGCTTCCTAAAATTCCTGCTCTCGGAGTTGACATGGACTCCGTAGTGTACCCCCAACTAAAATAAAACTTTACATTGCCTATGGAGCGATTACTAATAGTGATATTAGGCTCGTCCTTAGCGTAAATTAGATTATACAGGGATAGAAGTTGTTTCTCTGCTTGCTCGCTAGGATTAATGAGAGTAAATGTAGCTTGATACTTACCATTGCCAAAAGAATACTCAAAATCTATAAGAGTATTCTCAAGGTCAAAGGGGTCTGTGTAGCGAGGGTCTCCAAAAGTTTTGATTTCGTCAAGAGAAGAAGACAGCAACACAAACGCAGGTTTATTATCTACATAAGCCTTCATTACGATATACTAGGTATTTTTATTATCTTTCCTACAGTCAAATCTTCTTCAGGATCTGAAATATTATTTGCTAACAAAATTAACCACCAATAAGCCGACGTCCCGTAAGCCGCGTAAGAGATAAGATCTGGTCTAGCTTCAAATTGCAGAGACACCTGAGCTAACCTGCCTTGGACATTAGGTAGATTTTGAACGAATACGTTGTAACGATCAGAAGATGTTACATCTTTGATCTCTTTTCCTTTGTGGATCACTCGGTTCGATCCTTGCAGATTGTACCGTGACTTATCTGAGTAGGCAGCCATTATCTAATACCTTTAAAGAGTGTGTCCCACCCTTGGAGTGGTGTGTCGTTGTCAGGTCCGTGTAGAAGACCCTTGTCTTGTCTGAACTCCTCAAGAGTCAGGTCGATGGTAATCACCCTACTGAATAGTGATGCATGATCCATTCCATTAGCGTAGTCAAAATTGATTCTATAATCTTTAACTATCACAGGCATATCGTTATAAACGATACCCATGTTTAGATGACCAACGGGAGGACCAAATTTTTCTAATGACTGAACAGTTCCTATGACAGAACTTCTAGCAACGTTCAACATATACTCAATGATGTGAGTAAGCTCTACATGATATTCGTTGAAAAGGACTTGAGCATTGAAGTAGAACTGATTATCAGCCCCCTTTAACTGAACGTTTCTATGGGAAGGCATTCTAGGACCATCGCCGGGATTATTATCTCCATCGGTCCTGATTATAGTTTCAGATAATCCTACAAGTTTACCGCTCCTAGATACGACCGTTCCATTCCCTGCGTACTTAGGGTTTGGTGCAGGACCTATTCCTCCACCTTCCATGCCTGACTGCTTTTTTAGAAGCTCGGAGACTTGTCGTTTTATAGCTTGCAAATCTAGGCTTTCTTCAGGGGTTAAGATAGCCGGATTATTCAAGTAGTTTCCTAAAAACTGGGCTATATGCGGAAGGGTGTAAGTTAGCTTAAGATTTATCCTTCTTGGACCCGACCCCGTATAAAGCCTAACTGGTTCATTTCTCAAGAAGACGTTTGTGTTGGCGTAGTTTGCCGTGCGTCTCTCGGTTATTTGAGGGTTTTCAAAGAAGGGAAGTTTTCTAGTTATGCGGTCTACCCTGTTAAATACTTGGTTTTCCTCTAGTTGCAAGGTTCCAGGTATACGGGTAAATGTAGTGGTTACGCTTTCTAAGTATTCGGGGTAAGTGAATCGAATAAAGCCTCTTTCCTCTAGAGCGTGTTCAAACTTAGGAGCCCCAAAACTACTCCGCAAACCAGCATCATCCAGAACAACATCGCTGCCGTCTGGTAGAAAAGGATTCAAGGTGTTATAAAGTATTGAACCTTTTGAATTTCCTATTGCTTCTTTAAAAAATGACATTTTTATTATTTTTAATTCGTTGTTAAACCCAGTAATCTCTTATATTCCACATGCTTAGCGTCTGTCTTAGACCACAGAGAATTTAGCCGGTTTTCGAGTAATGCTGCGCGAACACCCTCTCCGACAGATTGCAGAGGAGGAAGCATTTCTGAAAGATGTTCTGCTATCACTACTAACTGCTCTACTGTCGCTCCGTACTCCTCTATAGTGGGTCCCGCTTTATATTGTTCCGTGTCCCACCCCGCGACCGTCCCGTCTTGCCTAAAGAAAGAGGCAGGGGGGACAAATAGTTCAGGGGGCTCTGGGTTTTTGAGCGGCTCCTTCTCGCGTATTCTATTCCAGTTATCCAGGAACCTTTTGGAAGCCTCTTCTTTTTCTGCTTGAGATTCGTAAAAAGGGTTAAATTTACCGAAAGCAGTATCCAGAGCCCGTGAGTAACCGCCCATGTCTTGGACAAAATCGTCTACAGCCCCTGTTATACGTATCAAGTCCGCCACAGTCTGATCCACAAACGGTTTCATAGCTTTAAAGGTCGCCACAGTCTGATCCACAATCGTTTCCGTGACATCAACAATATTTGCCGTTAGTTTTCCGAATCCGTCTCCTTCGATAAACGTTCTAATGTTTTGTCCTAGGGCTCTGAAGTTTTCTTCCGTAGCTCCTATGGCGTTTAGGAATTGATCTCCAAAGCCAGATAGTTTCTCAGCGAACGCTTCACTTCCTCCAGTAAGACCTTCAAAGAAAGTGAACAATCTATCCTGCAAATTGAACACAAGTCTGTTGAACGCCTCTGTAAGATCTCTACTTCTTTGAGATCTTCTCCCTTCTTCGGCAGCCTGTTCGTTCAAAGCCTCAAATCCCATATTGCTGGATTCAAGAATCTTCTCCGAGATCAACAGGTCTTGAGCGGTGAACCCTGTAAGTCTCGTAAACTCACCAAGCAATCTTGGGTCTGCATTTGGACCTCCGACTCCAAACTGTTCTGCGAGAGTTACAGCAGCTTGGGCAACGTCTGTGATGGCGGCGAGAGTGGCTTGAGTATCACCTCCAGCGGCAACTCTACCAACAGCACCAGGATCTACACCAAGGAGGGCTAGTCTTGCAAAACTATCTTGTGTGGTTCCTGTTACCTTTGAAAGTATTGTCTGAATACCTCCAATAGCGGTAGGACCAATGCTACCAGCCAATGTAAGCGCAGCCTTTGAGAATGATTCAAATGATTCTCCTCGGAACTGGACAGATACGTTTTCAAGAGTCTGCTGAAGACCCTTTACCAGTTCTGCGAACTTATCTCCCGCAACGTTAAACTGCCTTCCCGCACCGACAACTGCCTCAGTAAACTCTAGACTTGCCTCGGCATTAAGACCGAAGACTTGTTGAGTAGATGCTAGGATCTCTGAGAAAGCACCGACATTCAGACCCAACCTACTGATATCCGTTATCAGTTCTAGGTTGGCGGCATTACCAGCTACCCCAACATTAAGGGATTGCTTGAAGATCCCTGTCGCTTCTTTAAAGCTTGCACCAGTATCTTTAAACTGGTCAATGAAAGCACCTCTGGAGATGATATCATCTCTACCAGTCTGGGCAGCAACCCGACTTACTTCCTCAAAACCTTTTCTAAACTCTCCAAGAGCGTTGACAGTTCTGCCAAGCTCATCTACAAGCTCTTTCATGTTGCCGAGAATAGCCATAAATTATCTGAAGGTTCTAAAGTCTTTATCGTCTACTACACCGTCTAGGTTGAAGTCTAGGTTCAGGATGAAATCCTCTGAGTCAATGACTGAAAATCTTCTAATCTTTCTGGTGTCATATACCCTGTAGTTTTGCTTGGTTAGCTGAGTTATTCTTAGTGCTGCTTCTAAAGGGATTATCGGTACATTCTTAAACCTCTCAACCAATGTAGTAGCCAAGGAAGGAGACAAAGTATCTAGTAGTAATCCAGCTATATAGGTTTCTCCTTTAGCCTTGCTGGGGATGGGCTTCTTGAAACCTAAAGAGTGTTGCTGAAATTTAGGGTATTTAAACCTTAGGCTGGGAGAACCTCTCCTTTCAACCAGCAAGATTATGGGAAATTGATCCCCAGATTTAGCTCCTCGGTAGTAGAAAGTGTATACAGGAGATATACCCTCAGTAGGATCTACTTTTCTGATATTTCTAAGGACTTTGCTTTTTTGAAGGATGTTAGCTTTTATCTCCTTAGCGATGCCTACAAGTTTTCTTACCATAAATCTCTTATATTATGTATATAGTCAAACTGTAATCAGGGCGGGTGGGGGGATATAAATATTGGAATACAACACTGAAGTTTACGAGTTTTTAGATCAGGTATCTTATGCTTTAAGCCTAAAATTTAAGGATAAGCATAAGCACGTTTTCTCTAGTCATTTTATTGAGTTATTTCAGGAAAAGCTACTTAACGCTTTTGAGTACCAAAAACCTATACAAAAAAAGGTCTTAGTGAAGTTTCTCACCAAGACCCATAAGTATTCTGACGCTGTAGTTCAGAGGTTTTTTGAGGTAATAGATATTACTCTTTATTATCCTTTGATTTATGATTAGCGATAGCTTCCTCTAGGAGGCTCTTCTTGCCTGTGAAGGCTGGACAGATATCTCTATATCCGCACCAATCGCAGAACTTGTTTTTCTCCGCTGGGAACTGGTGCTTCTTCCTCTTCCTGATGTCCCAGATCTTCCTATCCAGGCTGTTGTTCAGATACCCGTTGACCACGGAAGCCGGATAGACGATACTAACGAACTTGTCTAGGTGCGGATAATAATGCCCTAGAGTGATATTTGACGGGCTGACATCGTACAGCTTGCTAATTGCTGCTGCGTACATGATAAGCTGATCGTCTGTGTATAGCTGACGTTTTGTTAAAGGTCTTTTGCTGGTTTTGTAGTCGATGACCAGATATTTTCCCTCAGGACTTCTCAGCACACGGTCTATAATACCATTGAGTTCGTAGGACTTGTGTTCAACTCCGAACACTAGCTCCTTGCCGACTGTCTCAGCGGTCAGAGCCTTGTTCCAGTTAAAGAAGTTTTCGACACTTTCGTCAATCAACTTTTCTTTTTCCTTTCCGAACTTGTACTTGTCTCTGAGGTCTTTGGCTAGATCCTTTAGCTCTTCTAGAGTTTCTAGCTCAGAACCATGCTCAAAGATTTCGTGAATGTAAGTTCCGAATTGCAGAGCGTCGGTGTTAGTTGAGTCATTGTAATCTTCTGGCAGACGGTCGATATATTTTAGTTTATACTTTAACTTGCAATCTTTGTAGACTTTAATTTTTGACGGGGATACCCTATTTATGAACATTTCGATGCCTCCTGAGTATATCAAAGACTACCTGTACGGTAGATTTGAGGATTATAAGGAAACTGAATATGAGTTCATGGTCAACTCCCCCTTCTTTGATGACTACAAATTCAAGCTCTCCATCAACAAGGAGACTGGTCTCTGGCAGGACTTTGTGAGCGGCAGAAAGGGGAACTTTGTATCCTTCGTAGCAGCGTTTGAGGGCATCGGATACAAAGAAGCCCAGAAGATGATCTTCGGAGAGATCAGAGGTCACATCCTCAGTGACATGGAGAGGCTTTGCCAGAAAGGGATCTATAGCGACTATGCAAGAAGTGCTAAGGTCAAGCCTCAGATCAGTCTGCACAAGAAGATTGTAGAGGGCTACGGTCTCAAGGAAATAGACGTGTCCAGTATTGTGACTGATCCTTTGGCGTATAAGAGTTGCATGGAGCTACGTTCCAGAGGAATCCCATACGAGGGGATGATGTACGCTACATCTGGTAGGTTTTACGGTAGATTGATTATACCTACACAAGATGTAGGATCTGAGTTCACAAACTTCTCTGCCAAGGACATGACTGGTAAGTTTGGCATGAAGTATTTGAACTTCTCCGAGAAGTATGCTCTAGAGGATCTCGGCACGGATGTCTCCGGCTCTCTGGACAAGGTGACAAGAATAAACCCCGGAGAAAAGATTGCTGTCTTGACTGAATCAAGTCTGGACGCTCTCTCTTGTTTCTACTCCTTGGGTCCCTTCTCCTTCTACGCTCTAAACGGGGCTTCCATGAGTTCTGACCTGAAGGAGGAACTAAGTAAGTATGCCAAGGTGTATGTATTCCCAGACCTCGATGCTCCCGGAATCCGAGCAGCAGAATCCATAGCGAAACAGCTATCAAATGTTTACGTTCTTGACCGAGAAGGAATACAGAGAATCTCTAAGACAGGCGGAAAAGATCTCGGAGACTTGTTGAAGACCCTGGACGATCCAAAGAAAAGGGCTGTTATCCGATACTTTTTTGACAAGCGGTTTGAACCTTATTCCAGATCTTGGTCTGCTATGGCTAAACTGTCTACCTTACAATAACCTTGAATCTAGGACTGTAGATGGTTTCGTTCAAGACGGTCATCTTGAGTTGCACTTCGTACACTCCAGTTGGCGGACCAAAGTTCACATCAGAAGACGCAGTTGTCTTGAGCGCAGCAGTATCCCAGTTGTAGAGAACTGTGTCTGCTGAATCTGTGGTCAGGACAGAGCTTGTTGAGCTAAACTCTTGTACAACATAACGAGAAGACAAGTGAGGCTCATCGTTCAGTTTCGTTATCTTGAGGGCTGCATCGGATATAATCGACTCCCTGAAGTTATTCTTGAATGAGAAATCTTGGTTTCGATTATTAATGGTAAACATATTTTGGAAGGTTAGGTTTACCTTAGAGTCCAACTCGATGTAGCTGTTGACTAGCTTCGTGGTAGCGGTTATCCCTAGAGGCTCTGTAGAAACGTAGATCTTATCCTGATAAAGGGAAAATCTGTTGATATAGGTTGTATATGAAGCCCCGTTTGAGTTCTTTACAGTCCAGATATCGAAGTAGTTACCAGCAGCACTTGCTCCGTTAGCGATGACTCCACCATTAGAGTCTGTAGAACTAGCGTCTGGACCAAGAACACAAGCGTAGTGTCCAGTTCCTACCTTATAGATCCCGCTAAGGGATGATATAGAACCGTCAAAACCCGTTACGTTAAACGAAGAGTCAGTGGTCTCTGGTGCATCGTTTTTAAATACGAATAGTGCTTGATTTTCGTAAGCAGACGCAACTAGACCGTATCGGGTTGAGGTTGCGCTTCCGTCTATTAATAGCTCTGGATTTCCGTTGGTGACATAGGTGAGTTCTGCACTTGAGGCTGTAGTGTCGCTAAAGACGTATACTGCGGAAATCTGGTAAGGATCGGTATATGATCCATTGTTAATGTAAAATAGCTCCAACATCGCCTTGTTTTCTACGGTTGGGCGATTGAAGCGTGGAACTACATCTACGTTATTAAGTTGAGCCATGTCATATTATTTACTAGTGATCTTTTCCATGGCTTCCTTTTCTCTTTCCTTTTCCGCTTTGAACATATCTAAATATGCGTATCTCTCGATTCTGGACATCTGCCCGACCGACTGCATATCAAAACCCACATAGTGGACCAGAGCGTAGCTTTCGCTAAGAAGACCCTCTGAAATGGTCATTCTTAGCTCGCGGAGAAAAAATGCTCGTTGATGGCTAGAACAGTTCTGTTCTCTTTGTCACACGCCTTGCAGCGGTATACAATAACCTTCTCAAATCCTAGCTCAGAGTTATAGACCTCTTTCCGCAGAACGTCAACATCTCTAACGGTGGTCTTTCTCAGGAATGCGTGGATTACTGATTGATCGGTTTCTCCATCAATGTCTACGACGAATCTGGAAAGGTTATCCATTCTCTTTTCTAGGCTGTCGATGAAGATCTCTTCGCTGACGGTAGGCATTCTAAAGGTTGCTCGTACTTTTGAGTCTGGAAGTGTTACCGTATGATTTTGATCTTCTGGGGCGTAGTTGACGGGCAAGGATGATAGCTGTAGCCTTAGAGTGTTTGAGGCTTTGCAGTTCTCGCATTTACCTTCCAGAGGATAAGTGCTTCCGTATGAGATCTCTCTGATCTTGTAGAGCATATAGTCCTTGTCTACGATAGCCATAGAATCAATATCTATTCCATCAACACATCCGTTCAAGGTGTACTTGATTACTTGCTCGCTTTCGTCCTGAGACAAGGTGAAAGCGGTCTTGATGTTCTTCTCGTCATTGAAGGTTAGAGGTCTGATTTTAACATCCGCTCCAGTAGGAAGCTTGATCTCTACCCACTCCATCTGTGGTACGTTTTTTAGCAGACGCTCTAGCTTGGCTTCAATTTCGTTAGGTGCATTATCCATAATAATTTATGATATCTCGACTATAATAGTTCGTGATTAAAATAATTCTAGGGAATGTTTTCTCTAAAATTGAGACTAGTGATACTAAGCTGATATCCGCGTTGGTCAAGAAATACACGCGAAGACCACCTGGATACCAGTACACTCCTCAGTATAAATATAGAGGAGATGCGGGAGATAAGTCTTTTGTAGACAAACAGGGTAACTTTGGTACTGGTCTAAGGCACAGTATTTACAAGGACTTAAACCATCTTGGACTAGAGTTTGAGGTGGACGATAATAGAGACAAGCCCGTCCTGGAAACAGAGGACTTAGAAGGTATTGAGTTGAGAGAGTACCAGCAAGCCTTGGTTGAGCTTGCCTTGGAGAAAAGAGGCTGTATAGTGAAGGCTCCTACGGGAGCAGGAAAAACATTCATAATGGCATCTATTCTTTCCTCTTTAAAGGACAAGACTGGAGTAATCTTCTTTACCCGCAAACAGCTTCTCATCCAGACCTACGAGACTCTAAAGGGTTTGGGGTTTGATGTGGGAGTTTGTTTTGGCGATGGAGTGGATATCAAACCAATCACTTTATGCACTGCCCAAAGTGTGGACAAGATTCTTGACACCCACGTCAAAGAGAGTGACTTTATTTTGTTTGACGAAGTTCATGAGTTCTCTAAGGGCAAAGTCACCTCTGCAATCACAAGATCCTTTCCAAAAGCATCGGTTAGGATAGGGTTTACTGCTACTCCTCCAACCAACGAATACCAGCTTCTCAATCTAGTATCGTTTCTAGGACCCGTTGTTTCTGAAGTAGACGTATCTACACTTGTGGACAAAGGGTTCTTATCGCAAGCAGAGATCACAATGTTTGATCTGGGCGATGATCCAGATAACGATGATTACTATAAGTCCTATCAAGAGATTTATTCGGAGTACATTACAAACGGAGAGAAAAGAAACGAAGTAATTAGAAAGATAGCTCAGAAGTCCTGCGACTCTGGTGGAAAGGTTCTGATTCTAGTTCAAAGCCTGTCCCATGCCGACGAACTTTCTAAGATCCTTCCAGACTCCTTAGTTCTGCAAGGCAAGGACGATATCTCCAAGAGAAAGAAAACAATAAAAGAGTTTACTAAGAAAGGAGGATCGATACTAATCGGCACTGTCATCATGCAGACTGGTATTGATATCCCAGAGATAACTCACTTTATAAATGCCAGAGGACTGAAATCAGATATAGCCACCATACAAGCTATGGGAAGGAGTCTTAGAATCCATGATAGCAAGAGCAAGGTGTTCATTTATGATTTCTACGACAACAAGCCAATACTTAGAACTCACGCAAAAAAGAGATTAAGGTCTTACAAGAAACTAGGATTTAAGGTAAATAAAGTATGCTATCAGACGACGAAATCAAAACAAAAATAACTCTTCTTACGCAAGCGCAGAAGGACGAGTTTGATTTCCTCTCTTCAGAGATAAAAAGTCTCGGAGAGGAAAGTGAGGTTAATTGGAAGGCAATAAAAAAGCTGGTCGATGTTATCGACCAGCTAGGCATGATTCAAAGAGATTTGACTGAAACTTATATTAGCCTACTTAAACAGGGCTATCAAGATATAGACGGTTAGCGTTCTTCTTCAGAAGCTTCGTCATCCTCTTCTTCAGTAACAGCGTCTTTCATTTTATCGAGATCTAGACCTTCAAGAGCATCTACGAACTCAGATACCATGGACTTGAGCTTTTCGTCATCTACAGGCTCTTCCATTGGAACATCTTCCTCTTCGGCAGCCTCTTCTTCTTGCTGCTCTACCTCTTCCTCTTCAGCGGCTTCATTCATGGCTTTTCCAATAGCCTTTCTGCGCTTCTTGAGGTACTTGTCTGAGGAATCAACGTCTCCGTCGTTATCGACATCTTCGTCTTCTTCTCCGACAGGATCTAGGTCCTCGTCTTCTTTTTTGTCTTCTTTCTTTTTCTTATCCTCTTCCTTCTTTTTCTCTTCCTTCTTTTTCTTCTTTTCTTCCTCAACGATTTCTTCGCTAAGGTTTTGAAGTGAGAAAGCTTCGGTTAGAAAATCTTCTTCTCCACCTACGCCGATACCAGCTTCGGAGAGACACTCTAGGATAAAGTCATTTACTTCAAGAACTTCGACACCCTTCTTGCCCTTAATGAAGTTTGAGAACTCCTTAAAGGTTTCTGCAAGGACTGGTGAATCAGTTAGCTCTGAAAGAGATTCAAAGAGATCTGAGTGCTGATCTGCTAGTGAACCGAAAGAAGGAACGAACTTTAGGCTGTTAATGTTGATGCCGTACTTTCTGTTGAGACCTTCTACAATTCTTGTCTTAACAGG